GGAGCTTCCAGATATGCCACTTATTCCTTGGAAAAAGAAATTAGTGACAGAGACCCAAATAAATCGTTCTCTTACTGCAGCAGCACTTTTCAGGTTGCTGTCTTCTAAGAAGAATTAAATCCTTTACTCAATTGTTATAGAACAATCATAGGAAATCCTTATGAGTACTTTTACCAACCTGTCAATTCTTGACAGTGTCCCAACTGCTCGTCTTTTCGCTGTTTCCAACATCGATTATACGACAGGAGTTGCTGCTTGGACTTACGCGGCCGGAGGTTCTTACGATGCATCGGTTTTATTATCGATGTCCGTTAAACCACCATCTGCAAAGTCCTCTAGAACTCGAATCCGTGCTCGTGTCTCTGTTCCAATTATGGATCCAGTGTTTACGACGAAGAAGATCGATGAGCTCATCGGTGAGGTTACCTTCTCTATACCCAAGACCTCTACGCTGTTACAGCGTAAAGATCTTCGGGCATTTGTTGGGAACCTTTTCGGTGCGACCATTCTGCAAGTAGCGATAGATTCCAATGAAGGAATCTACTAAAGTCATTTTCGACCTTATTTCTGGGTCTAAATGTCCTTGTTGCTTGCTGGTAGTTTTACTACTACTTCTTCAAAACCTTGATGTTAAGGAGATTATTCTCCATTTCATCTAATAGTTTCTTAACACTCTTTAGAGGCACTTTATTATGGATAATCATAAGATATCCAAAAACGTAGAGCACGATTTTGTTCTCAACTATCTCGTATCTCTTGACTGCAGCAAATCTTTAGCTGTAGCCATTCTTTATAGACATAAGGAGTTCTCCCAAATTGTAAATTTGGAGTTTAAACCTACCGACTATAATGATTTTGAGACTGCGAGGGACTCGTTACTTTCTGTGGAATTTCTTCGAAAACACGCTGACTTAGAGACCGGAATTGATCTCGATTCGGCGTGTTTAGATAAGTTTTTCCAAAGTGAAGTATCTTGTAAAGAAACTAATTCTCTTTTCTTTGGTGTAGATTTTCTACCCAACTATCACGTCCTGGTGGACGCGCGTAGAAGAATAGAAAAGATATTAGGTTCTTTTTGCCCTCACGAGTTTGTTGATAGTAGCGGCTGGGGACCTGGCTCTACTCTTCAAGTTAAGAGAAGAGAAGCCACGTTTGCTAATAAATTCAAGTGTAAACTTGAACTTACTCTGGCATCTTATAACTTCGTAAAAACCTGGTTCGCTACCCAATTTCCCAATTGGGCACCGGATTTCAGTATATACGAAGGTAATAAGATTATTACAGTCCCGAAAAACGCAAAAACGAATAGAGTTATAGCTGTTGAACCATCTGGGAATTTATTTTTCCAGCGTGGTGTAGGCGCTATGATTCGAAAACGTTTAAAACGTTATAATGTTGATTTAAACGACCAGACCCGTAACCAAAAACTTGCTGAACAAGCAAGCCTAGGGAACGAGCTAGCAACAGTAGATTTCTCTGCTGCTAGCGATACCATTAGTTGGTGGTTAGTAGAATTTCTACTACCTAAACAGTGGTTTGAGGTCATGTGCGCTTTAAGATGCCAACGTGGACTACTCAGTGATAAGTTAGTCGAGTACGAGAAGTTCTCCTCAATGGGGAACGGCTTTACTTTCGAACTAGAATCACTGATATTTTATTCTTTAGCAAAGTCGCTAGTTCCTAGCGACCATGAGCTCTCGCCATATATATCCATATATGGTGACGATCTCATTTGCCCCAGCGAGTTTATAGACAACCTAACTGAGTTGTTTACTACTTGCGGGTTTTCCCTCAACAGATTGAAGTCGTTTCACACGGGTTATTACCGTGAGAGTTGCGGCCATCATTACTGGGATGGAAAAAGAATATGTCCTACTTACATCCGCTCTTCTATGCAGTCTACAGACTCACTGATAAAAGTTCATAATCAGACCACACGCACTCATGCGTGTAATTTTGGTTATGAGTTTGAAGGATATGGTTTAACCAATCCTATCAGGATACTGAGAAACATTCTTCAAAGACAGCAGGTTCCAATGGTACCTCCCCATTTTGGGGATCAGGGTATCATAGTTCCTTTCGATGTTGCTCTTCCA